GTAAGTAATCGTGGAGAGTGTTTCAACAGAAACTTGAGTTGTCATAATGACGCCCTCGAGTGGTTTCTAAACTATCACCACCGTCAGGTTCCTAATCATCGGGTGGCGAGACGTACAGGGTTAGGAACTACCGGGAAACCAACCGGCGAGCTTTTCAGCTCCCCTATACGCCCCACCATAATTCAGATGTGCGTGTGCATACGACAATAAAAAACACGCTCGCGGCGTGTCTCTGTCGCGGTTTCTATCCGGGGTTCCTAATCCCGACGCCAGATTTTGCTGGCGTGCGAAGAATATAATCCCGGATATGTGTTGTCGTCAACATACCTTGAATGTATATAACAAATTTGTTATGTTTACTCTCATGAACTACATTATCGAATACTACAGTGACGAGGTTGAAGCTGAGATCCTTTCTCTTCCTGAGACCTTACAAGCCCGGTACATTCGGTACACGGAGAAAATGCGTATTTACGGAGCTAATCTTGGTTCCCCGCATACAGAGGCATTTGGCGACGGTTTGTTTGAAATCCGCCTTAAGGGCTCGGAAGGCATAGGGCGTGTTTTTTACTGCACGCTAAAAGGAAAGCGAATCATTATGTTGCATAGCTTTGTAAAGAAAACGCAAAAAACTCCACCTGCCGAGCTTAGAAAAGCTGAAACCAGAATGAAGGAGGTTAAGCATGACTGGTAAACGTACCCCACCTACCATGACACACGATGATATGGTAGAAAAAATGTTGTCTAACCCCGCAGTAAAAGCAGAATACGACGCCATCGCCGATGAATTCGCACTACTTGATGAAATGCTGGCAGCACGAAAAGAAGCTGGCTTAACCCAGGCTGAAGTTGCTGAACGTATGGGAACAAAAGCGACTGCGATAACCAGAATGGAAAGCAATCTTGCATCAGGTACAAGCGGCCCATCATTTGCCACACTGAAAAAATTCGCCCGTGCTACAGGGAAAAAACTCCAGATCCGCTTCGTTTAACTCTCCACTACCGCGCCGTCATTCTGGCGGCGCTTTACCCCAGAGAAATATCAATCACCGGATTACCACATCCCACTCCGGCTCCTGCCATCTCAAATCCGGTGAATCATTTCTCTCAGGAATAACCATTACGTCCTTTTCCCTTCGCTCCCTTTCTATCGCCATCACAGCCAATGCTGCAACCATGATGTATTTTTGTTCGTCGGTTCCTGTTTCATAACGACGCATGAGGGTAAACTCGGGGCGATCAGTAACCTCAATGATTTCGTTAATTTCTTTAATTTCGCGAGGAATATCCATGGGTTTAGTCTCCTTTGATATCACATGCCCGCACTGTTTAAAAGAGCGAGCTGTTATTGAGGCATTTGCCGAAAAACAAATTGAAAAAACACCTTTTTTTAACGTCGCTTTTGTATGCAGAAGTTGTCATCGAGGAGGTGTTGCTATTGTTGAAATCCCATCAGACCACTATCACGGTCCCATGGCGGAAAGCCAGAAAAAAGACCTCGATATTCTGATTTCAGGAAATAGCCAGTACCGTTTCCGCAAGATCTATCCTGTGGTCAAAAAAATTACCGCACCAGAATATACGCCCCCGGTTGCAGACCGTACTTTTGTTGAGGCAAAAGAGGATTTACAGAGGAGGCGGTACGACACAGTGGTTATTCTTTGTCGCAGAGTCCTCGATATCTCCACGAAAAAACTGCTCGGCGATGAAGCAGGAAAAGAATCGCTGTCGCAACGTATTCAGATGATTTACAAAAAAGGCCTGATCACTGAACAGATGAAGGAATGGGCTCATATTGTACGAATTGATGCCAATAAAGCAGTTCATACAGATGAAGTTTTCACACCAATTGAGGCAAGCCAGATCCTGAGTTTTACCGAAATGTTTTTAGTCTACGCCTTCACTCTGCCTGCAATGGTGGAAGCCAGACGTGAACAAAAAAGATCAGATTCAGCCTCTATATGAATCACTTTTCTGAACACGTAAGCCCCCGTCATTCACGACGGGGAGAACATCAATCCCTCTGCACTCCCTCGCCAGAATGCCAGCACACGCTGCATCGTTTCGCTGTTACGGCACTCGCGACAAATTGTGTTGTAGCGTCTGTCGTAGCGCCGTATTTCCCCATCTGGTAATGCCCGGATAAGGTCTGGATCAACGACAACCGGTTTCTTCGACTTTGCCCTTGAGAGTTTTTTGCGGGCATTTTGCCAGTCCTTACGAGCCTGTTCAGACGGGAATACTCCGTAACCGGAATTGTAAACATCACCACTGGCGGCCAGCTCCATGCATAAACGACCGACAGACGCATGACTGACACCAATTTCATCCGATAACTGCCGAATCGTGCCTCGTCCGTTAAGGCGTACGAACTCCACGATCAGCCCCTTAATTTTTTCCCGCTCTTCTGGTGTAAATGCTCTTGTCATAAGCACCTCCGGAGATCACTTTGTTGTCGGTGAATGAACCGGAATATCAGCAATCGAACTGAAAATATCCCGGTGTTTATTCAGCTCCCGCAGCGCGGCGCAGACTCGCTCCCACTTCTGAACATCACTTTTCGCCCTGCGCAGCGCCAGGTTTGCCCTGCGAAGGGACGGAAAAATCAGCTCATCTGCTTGCGTTTCGGTAAACGATGGCAACGACTGCACAATGTCCGCCACAGTTTCTGTTTTAATTTCTTCCTGTGTTGCGGCTTCCCGGACTGGTAACGCAGCACCTGCTGGCTGAGGAAAGGCCTTACCATCACTTTCCGTTACCAGCGCGGCTTTCGGCTCTGCTGGTAAATTATCGCCCGGCATGCAGTAACGAAATTTACCGTTCTGATTAACGCGTGCCAGCCGCCCCGTTGCGGTTACCACCGCCAGCTTGGAAGCAACCTTGCGAGTACTGACACCGAACTTACCCGCCAGTTCCTCACACGTTTTAGCCCCATCCTGACCGATAAACTCAATCATCATGTCTGCGGTAACTTTTTGTTCGACCTCCCCGGTCAGCATATCCTGTGCTTCAGATTTTACTGGCCGCTCTTCGGTTACCCGGGATTCACCTTCGCCAGCCAGAAACCAGGTGTGACCAGTTTTATCAACGACGCCTTTTCTTTTGAGTTCCCACAGCTCGTTGACAGCCTCTTCACGACTGATTCCAAGGCGAGCTGCCACCACATGTGAAGAGGCTTTTTTCAGTGCTTTCAGTGCGTCAGATACGGTTTCCATTAAAATTTCCTCCGGACAAAATTACTTCACAACCCTCATATTGCTGACATTTGGACGCCAGCTATCCCAGTTAAACGTCACCCATCGACCACCGTTCATGGTCATGCGGTCCATAATCCTCTCACCAAGAAGCGTACTCATTGCGGCATGATTCAGGTTTGTTAACATCCCGACACTGCACAGTGATGCTGTCCGGCGATCAATTATCTGGTGCAATACCACCTGCTCGTTTTTCGTCTCCCGCTGAACGCCTATTTCATCCAGGACCAGCAAATCAACCCCGCAAAGCTCCTGTAAAAATTTTTCCCCGGATTTGCCGTTGTCGTAGCTGTCATGCAACACGCTCATGACGTCAGACACGGTGACGATAATCACGCTGCGCCCCTTCACCATCAGCCGGTTGCCCATCGCCGCTGCAAGGTGATTTTTCCCGGTGCCGGTTTTACCGCTGAACACAAAATTCGTGCACCCGGTCATCAGTTCGTCAGCTATGGATTTGGCCTGGCTCAGCGCGTATTTTTGCCCGTCGTTCTGCACCTGATAATTTGCAAACGAGCATTTGCTGTGCAGAGGCTGGATGCCCGAACGATTCAGGATTTTTTCCACCCGCAACTGGCGATTCTGGCGGTTAATCTCCTCGCTGCGTTTTCGTCCTTCAGCAAGTTGCCATTCCCGCCACTCCGCCACCGTCCGGTACGGTGGAACCGACCCCTGTGGTGCAAGTCTGCGAATACGTTCAAGAACCCCAACTGCCGCAATGTTTTTCATGACACGTCACCCCCTGAATCCCGGCGGTATTTCAGTGTCCGGTTCAGAAATGTGATTCACGCAACGCTGCGCAGGCGAACGCCCCAGGCGGATAACCAGTTCATCCCATTTTTCCCGGAGTTTTGCCGGACTCATGATGTTTTTTACCCAGAACGAATCCCGCTGGAGACGCCCAAACATTTCACAAATTTGTCTGTGAGTTCTGCCATCCAGCATCCGCATTGTGCGAACGTCATTGGCCCATGCTGTCCAGTTGGGTTCTTTCGGTCTAGTGATCTCGCCATCATAGCTGGCCGCCTGCTCGTAAAGACTCACGATTCGTCCCCAGATCCACTGTGCGCACACCAAATCTTCCTGACTTCCCCACTGGCGTTTTTTCGCACTGAACACAACCGCGTCAGGGTGTCGGGTTAAAAAATCCTGTTCAGCCGTCTGCGGGTCCGGTTGCGAAGCGTCCGGACAAGAAGATCTTTTATCTGACGGATCAGGTTTTAATACTGACGGATCGGGGTCAATCATCGGCCCCCTAATCGGCAGTTTTTTATCAACAGTTGATCCATCAAAATTTGACGGGTCAACCGTTGAGGGGTCAATATTTGACGGGTCAACTGTTAACGGGTCATTTTTTGCCGGGCTAATTTTTCTTTTCGGTTTATATGACTCACGCGCCGCCGCCGCAGCTGCTTCGAGTTTTTCCACATTAAGCCGATAGATATTGCTTACATTACGCCCACCGACCTTACGCTCTTCCTTCGTCAGCCAGCCCTCTTTCGCCAGTTCTGCAATAGCCGATTTCACTGTGGATTCACTTCTTGCACCGATCTGACGCCGGATAGTTTCAATGGCAGGCCATGACACGCCCTCGTCATTGCTGTAGTCTGCAAGACGGGCCATAACCGCCACCCTGGATAAGATCATGCCGGTGAAGGCGCACCCTTCCCAGACAAGACCATGAAGCTTGCTGCTCATAACCCCCCCGAACACCGTGCTTTTAGTGCATCACCACAGCATTCCCTGCCGGGCCGCCGCGATTCATCTGGTCATACAAAACAACCGCTGACGCAACAAAATCATCGACATCCTTCACCAGCCGATCCCTCCGTTCGACGATCTCACGGTAATATTCAGAACTGTGGCTGCGCATACGGGCCACCAGCAAAGGCGGCATCGCCTTTTCGATCGCCGGTAACAGAGCCTGCATTTTTTCAACAGCATCAGGGGTGTCTTTATCCAGCCAACGGAAAATTTTCTGGGTATTACGGGCCAGGGCTTCCGGATGGCTGTCGTCGTACAGTTCCGGGAACGTCATCCCCAGTTCGAAATAAGTCCGGGCTATTTCAGCTGCAGGAACTTTCTCACCATCAGGATATGCCCAGGCATTCATCGCCATGCGGATGTGCTCATGTTTGATTTTCATGAATCATTTGCCTCTTGATGCTTCGGGTATGATCGTTTTCGTCATTTGGTTGCTTCATCGACATATTCTGCGAATAACATGACGAGCGTCGTAAGTATGTCCAATCAACATCAGGACGAAGTTCTTCACACAGGACACCACCTTTTGTTGCTCGTTCAATCGCAGGACATCTCTCAGCAGGCAACTGACGTACCCCTTTGATCCATTGATTTACGCTTGGAGGAGATACACCTAAAAGCCTAGCCATTGCTGATTGCCCACCGACAACAGCACAAGCTCGTTTGAATGAATAGTTATCTTTTTTCATCGAATGAACTCCAAAAAACACACAATAATATTAGGCTTAGCCTAATATTATTGTCAATAGGCCATGCCTAATACATCGAGAGTAGGGATTGCCTAACGCGATGCGCATAGGAGACTATTAAGCAATGCTTAGTGGTAAAGACTTAGGCCGAGCGATAGAGCAGGCCATTAACAAAAAAATTGCATCAGGAGCCGTCAAATCAAAGGCGGAAATCGCACGTCATTTCAAAGTCCAACCACCATCAATCCATGACTGGATTAAGAAAGGTTCGATAAGTAAAGACAAACTTCCAGAACTATGGCGTTTCTTTTCTGATGTGGTTGGTCCAGAGCATTGGGGGCTTAACGAATACCCCATACCAACCCCATCCACTTCAGATACAAAAAGTGAACTTTTAGACATAAACAGCCTTTATCAAGCCGCCTCTGATGAAAAAAGAGCAATTGTGACTTTCCTCTTATCTGGAAATGCTACGGAGCCTGGTTGGGTTGATCATGACGTTCGCGCCTACATTGCCGCAATGGAAATGAAGGTAGCTAACTATCTGAAAAATCAAGAATCAAAACGGAAAAGCCAGAACATCACCAAGACAGGAACTTAAACTTATATGGTCCGACGGGAAATTCCTAGTTCCCGTTAGTTAACTCCTACTACCTCTCCCACAAACCATCACCTATTAGGTTGCACCTAAATCATTAGGCATAGCCTATTGACAAACAATTAGGCATTACCTATAGTTTTCCCATACCAACCCATCCCATCCCACACAATACAGGGCAATACCTAGAGTTACCCGGCAGTGGTCAGGGATTAAGTAGCCAGCCCGAGGCGTAAGAACATGACGGCAGGGTTCAACTTTAACTATGCAGCAGGTTTTTGTTCCGCTCCCCCGGCGTTAAGGGGAAATGAGGTCAGCATGGATACTATCGAGCTTGGCAACAGCGAATCTCTGGTATGTGGAGTATTCCCCAACCTGGACGGCACGTTTACCGCGATGACGTATACCAGAAGCAAAACGTTTAAAACGGAAGCTGGCGCGCGTCGCTGGTTAGCAAGAAACTCTGACTGATGAAGGTTAGTAATTAAAGAGTTCTCCACAGGCGAAGTGGAATACGTTCGCCGGACACGGGTAAGCATTCGGCATGCTCTTTAACAATCTGGGTATTCCTAACCACAAAGGAATCGCATCAATTTGGATTTTGCAGACAGTTTCTCTTGTTGTTCTACGGAGATTCCTATTTTGATCTGGGTTTTTAAGATTGCGATATCTTTAAGCGACGACCAAATATTATCATCTGTTTTTTCCAGGAGCTTTAACTGCATTTTCAATTCCGAATCGGAATATTTTTCTGCATCATCATAAAGCTGCAGATATTCTGCGGATTTTCTCATTGCGTTACCTGACTTTTGTCCGAATCCGTAAATCGTTTGAACGGTTGCTATCACAACAATGAGAACTCCAGAAACTTCAGGAATAAATCCACCAATGACAGATGAACCGAGGATAATACTCACCACTGAGAAAAGTTTATCGAGACGACCAGTCGCTACAGAGAATAGTTGTTCAAGAAAATAACCATATAAAACCCTGTCAAGAATATCATCCCGGTCCATATATCATCACCTGCTTGTTTGATTGTTGCTGTTCCCCCTCTCCTCTGAAGGAGCTGGAGATGGTTTTGGTCGAATGTTTTTCTCAGGTATATGTTTCCTGGTATTCGGAATGTCCGCCCTGTCCGCAGGCTTACCAGTACCTGAACAATTCTTTTGAACCACCATATAAAACACCTTCCTGTTGTTGGGGATATCCAGATTATACAGATTTCCTGTTATTGGGGAATGACGGAAACCACCTCGCCTGACGTGGTTAAAAGCAGGCACACAACACGAAAGCGCACGGCGAGATTCCTTTGCATATAAGGCTTGTCGTTAAATTTCTTCGACCGTGCACTTCCGGTTGTGGCAGTCCGCGAAATGGCGCGGCGGTAAGTATGGCTGGGGCTTCCTCCATTGCTCCAGAAAATGCACCGGGTCGTCAGGTTGACCATACGCTTAAGTGACAGCCCCGCCACAATACCCATGTGTAGTATTTGGTGGCATCAGTTCTACTCCGTGACTGCTCTGCCACCCTTTTTAAAGTGAATTTTGTGATGCGGTGAATGCGGCTATGCGCACGCGGAACAGTTAAAACCGTAAAGTGGTCTTTTACGGGGCGTAACGGGCATCCTTCTGTATTCCGGCGTTAATTGTTAACTGGTTAACGTCACCTGGAGGCACCAGGCACTGCATCACAAAATTCATTGTTGAGGACGCGATAATGGAAACGTTATTACCAAACGTTAATACGTCTGAAGGTTGTTTTGATATTGGTGTTCTGCTCAGTAACCGGGAGTTTACGGAAGATGCCATTAAGATGAGAAAATATGAACCTTATCTTCTCAATGATAATTCCATACTTTCCAGAATTGCCCTTCTTGAACTTGGTATTATCGGAGAACAGCAGTGACTTCAGCATTTGCACTGGTGATGACCGTTTTTCTTATAACGGGTGAGCCACAAAATGTGATTACCGGAATTTATGACAGTAAGTCATCCTGCATTCAGGTAAGGGACGAACAAAAAATCCCCGGTGAATGCCTCCCGTTAAAAAAAGTATCGCTGAACCTGAATAACGAAATACCGGCTGGATAACCCGCCAGCCATATTAACACCATACCAACGGATTAAAAATGCCAGCAATGGCAGGGATTCGTTCACCCTGAAATCTGTAATGAGGTTAAAACAAAATGAGTAAAGTCTTTATTTGCGCCGCTATTCCTGACGAACTGGC